GGGGGGGGGGGTCCTTACCCCACACACACACTTGAGAAACACTTATTTACCTTCATACCAATGCAACACGTCTGTTTGGTATGTGATTGGATTGTTTATCATTGCTAATAATTGTAACTTATTGTTTTCTACTTCGGTCTCACTAATGGCGTATTTGGATGCCGTTGCGTAGACTGCAGAGTCGTAATCATACCATTTAAGTGGCTCTATGCTGAATTTTTTGTTTGCAACTGTTTCTCGCACTTCAGGTATATCGCCTAAGAACATCAAATAACTCATACTTCTCGCTCTTAAGTTGTCGTCATTTGCTTCACTGACTCCATTTGTGACTTCAAATCTACGTCTCAATCGAACAAAGTCTGGGCCCAGTGTTGCTCCACCTAAGTGATTTTTCCCAACAATCATACAACAAAATGTTCCAACCACGCTACTTAGTTTTGGCTTGCACATCATATTGTGGTGAACCTTCAACTCCCGATTCAACGAGTCGGTATTCACCATTCCGTCTATTAACATCAACCCATCGTCACCTAGAACTAAAAATAGTTTTAGCTGACTCCCAAGTCTCTTGACCAACTTCATGTGAACAAGTAGATTTGTGAGACAATTTCCTATAGCCGTGGTTGCTTGACCTGTTAGTCTCATGGCATCCCTGATACCCATAGCGGAGGCTGCTTTGTATTTCCAATGAAAATGACAATTGTGCCACAAATTTATCACGTCCGCATTAGCACCCAGCAGTTTGTAAATCTGCATTTCGAATTTAATGACTTCATGATCCGTTTGTCGATCTTGCTGCACTAGGTCATTTTCCAAGAAGTGGCTGAAATCCTTCACATTTCTCACTATTGACGATAGTTCGTCAGCCCTTAAACCATCGGTGTACACTATGTTGGGCTTAAGTACACTTTTAAGTCGGGTCTTAATTTCTTTAAATATGTGTGAAAAAATACTACAATACCCCTTACATTGCCACATCAGAGCTCTAGCCTTGACCTGTTTTAGATGAGTTGCTGGTTCCTCTTTCAATAAAGATTCTAATTTCAGGTGCACCTTAATGTCATTGATCGGGTGCACTTCTAACCCTTCTGCCAAAATCATTTCCAGTTCTTCTGCTATTTTGTTGGCATCTGGTCTGTCACGTAACCAGTCTAGCACTTTCCCGTCGTTCATAGTCAACTCGTTTTGCTTAAATTCACTCAATAGATGCAACTTATTAGGATCCACGTATGTAGTTACAAATAAGTTGATTTGTTCTTTAATGTCGTAATTATACTTCCTGTAAGTTTCAACTTTGCACAATCTCCCCGTTATAGCATTAAATTCTTGGTTGGCGGCTTTGGTCAGTACTGGTCTAGCATACTTTGGGTATTCTACTAATGTTGTTTTCGAACTCACCTTCAGCTCGGTAGGCAACTTGCGACCTTTAATTTGCGTGTCGTTTGTTGGCGCATATTTTTCGTTCCAATCCGATAAGTCGGTGTCATGCCAGAACATCAAGTCTTGCCAATCCAAATCTTCGTCGGCTTGGGTGTCTGTCAAACTAACAGTTGGCCACTCGGATGGTTGGTTGTGTATGTACAATTGATCCAACACAATTTCGTTTGAATTTGACAGGTCAGCCACTGTCATATCCGGTGTTGACAATGCTGCCATTAAGGCCTCGGTGTTCAATCTCTGCTCCCAAACTGACATGTCAAATGAGGTCTGTGGTTTTTCTGTGTTTAAATCCCACCATCGTGAAAGTTTGTTAGGTTTCAACTCTGAGTCCAGCTTGCTCAACACCCTTTCTTCTAACGGCGTGCTTCCTCCCGTGATATGTGGTTGATATTCCAACAGAATGCCTTTGAATGGAAAAAGAAGTCTCCTACCACTCATGGAATACACTGGTAATGTTGGATAAATTTCGTATTGCACCTCTTCAAACGAAAAATTGTCGTTGACCCTGAATCTCAGTTGATTTACTGTTTGCACCAACAGTGACTCCAGGTCTTCTCTGGAGACCCCCAAGGTCGATAATTTCTCATCATCTAACTCAAACCACTCAGTACTCAACCAATTGACGTGCAAATTGCTTGTTCCTCGCGTGCAGTTCAATTCTTTTCCGATTTTTGTCCACCATAATTCACCAACTCCTTGCACGGATTCATAATGCGCTATTATGACATCTCCGTATCGAAACATGGCTGACCAGGTTTTGCTACATAAATTGAAAATTACATCGGCCTGATGCTGTGAGTTCAATTCTAGCGCCAGGCATAACTTTGACCCATACACAGCATATCTTACAGGTGCTGTAATATTTTTGAGCTTTTGAACCCATTCTGGTTTGAAATCAAACCCCACTCCAATTATATTGTTTGGATCAAACCTCAAAATTATTTGTAATTCGTCATATTTATGGTGAGTTCTGCCATCATACTCATAAATATACAGGTAGTTTGCATCAGGGTCGTTTACTGTAGCCATCGTGAATGTAGGATCTATTGTCGCCAACACTGATCTGGTGAACTGATTTAAGCATGTAACTGTACCCATATCATTGGTGACATGGCGAACTGTTTTTGGCACTTTAATTTCTTTCACCACTTTAATTTCTGTCTGAATTATGTCATGGATCATGCTGTTATTGGCGTTTATTTGCATTGGGATCATTACTGCCCCATCATCTGAAGCGAAATAAAATGCTGGGTAATAACAACTATTTTGCCTGTACAACAATAATACTCCCGAAGGTATGTCTAAACTACCACCGTACCAGAAGTATATGTCGTCAACTTGCACCCAATCTCCGGTGTGCACTGCTTGAGTCGATCTTTTGATTGTGTGTTTCAGATTCACAAATTTTAGTTTGTGTTTAAGCTCCTCCAGTGAATAGTCTGAATGGGCCGTGTGCCAATTTTTAATATTAGTTGGGTCGCACAACATATGATTTTTCAATGTTTCGATATCAATATTGTAAGCTGACAAATATTCCTCTATATTCCTTTGTAGTTTGTCAGATTTTTTCGGTAAAACATCTAATCTCAATTCTTCGATCAAGATTGTTTTCTTTATTTTTACTATTTTACAGTGACCCGTTCCATTGCTTACAAATAACTTAACCCCTATATCCACTTCGTCCGTACAACAGTTCAATGCCAAATTTTCTTGCGGTGTTAGGAACAAAACCGGCAATCCCAACACCAACAGTAGTAATTTGGTTTGCTGCATAGTGGGTCTGCCTTTCACCCCTGCCACTGCAAACAATCTCAACAGTTGTTGCTGCGAAATGTTATGACCATATCGTTTGCTTATCCACATAATGCATTCATGTACACATGTGTCTTGAGTTTTCGGGTCATACAATTGTGTCCAATCGCTAGGTTCTATCCTACAGGTTGTGCCACAATTAGTTTCATTGATCCCAGATACTTCAGACCGTATGTGTCGCAATTTCCAAACGTGTGCTAAATGATTGTTTCCCATCACATTTGCTTTGCAATTGATTACTTCTGGGAATGTCAATTTTTTGACAACACCCGGGTTAGCCAAACCCTTTGCTAATGCCACTGGTTCGACTACTATTTTGGATGGTGAAACTATTTCTGACATGTTGGTGGCCACATCAACGTTGCTAGGGCTACTATCCACAGATGTTGGAGCATGACCGGTTGCATTACGGTGGTTTAGTTGCGTTGTGGTCGGCATTTCACTATGAATTGTGTTCTTGTTAATTTTGGTTTGTTTCCTCTGTTTATTCCGTTTGTGTTGCATAATCCATTGTCGTGCTGTTTTGGCAGTCTCTGAACTATTCCTCAATTTCCAGTTAAATATTTTTCCACTTTGATGTTGGTTCAGTTTTGAGTGGATTGCACTTTTTCCCTCAATGGGTGAACTTTGTTTACACTGGTTGGAAGTGCCTGTTGTACCCCTGACCGTGTTGAAACGATTAAACTCATTTCGCTGTAAGTCAGTTTGAGTATTATGGGTCGAACCCTCATGCTCCCCTTTAGTAGTCTCGACCACTCCATCTCGTTGTTGGCAATCATCAACGTCACTCTTTCCTAATTCTGTTACAACCACTTTGAGTTGGTCACCCAATTCTTCTAGATCAACCCAAGATAAAGCATGTTGTGCTTTGATGTTGGTTAACTTGTCATGGTTATTGTCAAATATCTCAGTTACCGGCCATGGCACGTTAGTCGCTAAACCTTCTATGTGTTTTGCACCTATTTGTATGTAGTAGTTGAAGGATGATATTAAATTTGCCTCTACATCATATTCGCCTATTTCCTTGATGTATGTTACTAAATTTGTTTGCATTGATTGGAATGTCATTTTGTCCAGGTGTTGAATTCTATTGACGTGCATCCCTATTCCTAGTTTCTCCACCGCTTCTAACCAAGCGAACTGATCACCAAAGAACGGCTGTATTGCCACTACACATCCATGACGCAACGCATTGTGCGTTGTGCCGCTACCTCCATGTGTGACTACCAGGTCCACCAGAGGAAACAATTGATGGTAGTTAACATACCCAATCTGGCTCACATTACTGGCTATGGTCCCTGGCTCTAGACGCCACTTGTCTCCCACTATTATTACGTGGTCAAATAGATTTGACAATTTAGTAACCATAGGTAACATCCATCGTGTGAAATTGGTGTCCACCATAGATCCAAAACATACTGCCGCAATCTTGTTAATTGTCAGTGCATCAATTTCGTGCTGTCGCCCCAACGTTTGCTCCATGAATGTTTGCACAGGGTAACCTATCACTGTACTACTGTAACTCAGATCCCAGACTGTGGTAGGGTGTTCATGCAATTGCACCATTGGGTTACCACCCAATGCCACAAATTTGCCTCTCTGGTTAGTGAGGTCCAAAACGGTTGATCTCCATTTTTCCAGCTTGTTTTGAAATGGAGCATATGATATTGCACCCCCCATCACGTCAAACAGTGTGAACGGTTTCATTTTAATCGTTCTAAATCTATGATACTCCCATGGATATGCAGCTGACAGCAATAGTGGTTTGTTAAATTTTTGTGCAAGTTGAGATGCAACATGTGTGTATGGTGTTTCCATTACTAGATCAACATTTGGCATAATTTGATTCCATAATTTTATGTTCACATCAAAAACTCTGCTAGTGGTATCCATCAAATTGTGCAAATGTTCCACGAGTTTGGGTAAATTGTATTTGTAGTTTTCCATGTTAATACATTCTATTATTATTTCGTCAACGCCCACATCTAGACCCACACATTCAAATCCCAATTTGGTCACATGAGTCACCAAATCGTTCGGCACTGCAAATATTGATTTTACTCCAAAGTTTTTCCACCATTGCGCCACTCCGAGAAATGGTTCGACGTCACCCATCGATCCAATTGTGCTGAACAACACTGTTTTGCCGTGCATGGATTCAATCTCTCTGCTGTACATCCACTTGGCAGTGGACACACAATGTGCAATGTCATCTTGCCCCATCATGGTCACTCTGGGAGTTGGTTTGATTTCTGCTTTCCCAGTGACGTCCACGCCAACTATGTTGGACAATTGTTCATAGGTGTTGGGTCGATTGGTTAACTGTATGGGATCACTTGCGTGCTTCAGTACTGTTTCAGCTGCCTGTAGTATAGCTTGGTGACTGTAATATTTACGCATGTGTTTGATTGCCCTCAACACCGCGTCTAGCTTTGGTTTCCCTTCCTGGGTTTCTACAATTCTGCACATAGACGACACACATGATTCCCTGCGGGTTGGATGGTTCCTATTCGTATCTGGGGTGGTCTTGAGACCTCTATACCAATGCATTAATCCTGCACCGGCTGATATTAAAGTATCTGCTATCAATCTAGTGTTTAGTTGTGATATAGCATTACCAGTTGACAGTTTTAGTTCACTAGTTTTAAATACTACTTTTGGTTCCACAATGTCTTTTGTCAATTTAACGAAACAAAACCTATCCAAATTCCTTACCAGTGTCAAGTCAGAAGTTTCCAACATACTTTCCACTGTTTTTAATATTTCGTCTACAGTTATTGCGGACCCAAACAGGGCAGCCACATCTGACAGGATGTTTAATCCAATTGCCTCCACTGTATTGCGCAGATTTTTGAGTGACCATTTATTATTATACGATTTTGTGAGTATGTCAGTTAATTTAGTTATTGATTGATTTGCTCTTATGCTTTCAAAATATACACATGCACAAGCTTCCATCAAGTAGTCTGACTGTTTTAATGAAAATTGGCTCACACCCCGGTTCGAATATGTAACCAAATGTGCATATGTTCTTGCGTAAGCTAATAAGTCGTCTAATTTTGTTCCTGGACGCAACATTCGGAGTGACAGTGCTCTGTACAATTTATGGTCTATGGTTACCTTTCTAGTTTGGACAACAGAAGCGTTACGTAACGCTCTCCTAATGTCATTAATTACGGGTATGCGGAAACTTACACCCACTATGTTATTTTGTTGATTTATAGGTTTAATGTATCTTGGCAATGTTAGGTTCTTGTTGCAAATTGTTAATTTGATTGTGCTGTGACCTAAAACGTTATTAGTGCAATGGAATACCATGCTCACATCATCTATCTTAATGTTCACACCACCCATAATTGCTGACATTAACATTTTGTTTACCACAGTCACGTCGTTGGTTCCATCATAGGCAATGTAATAGTTTGTGTTGTCTTCAGATATCAGTTTGAAATAGTCATTGTCAGCTGAGATCTTGATGGGACACAGTAGAATGATTGACTCATATTTACCGGATTTAACTACGTCGTACAATTGTTCGGGAGTTAACTTCAGTGCTACCAAGCCTAACCACAACATGTCGGCTTGTAATGGTGAGGCATCACTCAATCTTCTCGTGAACCATGGGCCGTTTTCCAAGTCACGTTGCAATTTGGCTGCGTCGTAAATTATATTGTGATATTTGGTGTTGTCATCATCGTGGTTCGGATTTTTCTTCTCAGGACCATACACTGATAAAATTTTGTTTAGCATTGGTGTCGTGTCCAACAAATTCCTCACATATCGCACATTGTGTTCTTCTGATAATGGTCTGATATGCGCCGCCCAAGCAGATGTCAACATCGATAGGTAAGGGTAATCGGAGAGGGCAATAGCGGTCTCGCCGTAACCTAACCCGTTGTAGCTGTACTTGAAATGTAATTGTTCCACCATCTGATCGAAACCATGTTCTATAGTCGAATAGTTCTGAATTTCAACTGGCAGGTTTTGGCATTCATGGCGCAATAAAGACACATATTTCTCCATTTGCTTAGCGTGCACAAATACTATGTGATGGGGCTTCTTAACGTTCGCCAAAATCATTGCCTCGGTCTTGTTAACGTAATAATTGTAAACCATTGTTTTGTTTGCTTTGTGATAACTTAACGGTAAGTTCAGCGACTCTATGTCATGTCCCTCTTGGGTGCCGAACGTTACTGTCTGTAAGTGTAACGCGGAGATTACTATTTTTGCTAACTTCCAAGGGATGGAGGCCAATCTTAATTTCAGTCTATTATTTACCATCTCCATGACTGCGTCACAATCTACATCATCTGAGTCATTAGGTATCATGTTTATTTTATCGTTAACCAATTGACACAAAAATTGTTTCTTCGTTCTTTTCTCGTAAACCATTAATATAGCACCATCAATTTTCGCATGATCACCACAACTGTTATTTTTCGCTAGTTCATACTTAGGGCCGAGTCGGTTTGCCACCTGTGCCACATACTGTGAGTTATAATGTTTGTAGTATGTGCACAACTTGGCTGTTTTTCCTAGTGTTTTGTAATAGTTCCACATATTTAGAGGTGTTGCCATTATTCTCTCAAAGATCATTCCCAATTCATAGTTTGGATGGCATAGTAATGGTGACAGTATGGTTTCTGGTTCTATCGGTTGTAAATGGGAAACATCAGTTTCCACCGGTTCATAGTCAATTCCCAGAAATGAGCACACTGCTGCTGTCAGCTCTCTATCTACTGTGGTATTAATCAAAACATGCCTGCGTCTAACACAGGATCTCTGTGGGGAAATTTTAAGTATCACTTCTTCTTCAGCTAGAAATTCTAACCCACAACACAGTGAACAACCACCAAAGGTGTGTACCGTAACTGTCATGCCCCACAGATTGAGGGTTAGCCCAATTCTGCATGTTTCTAGCATCTGACATTGTTCCGCAATCAACCGTATCATTGTATTTTTCCGTTTATGTATTTGATATGATTCCACATGAATGGAGTTGAACTCTTTCAATTCCACGTTCCACCAACTATCAGCTTCTGTGCAGAAGTGTGTGTTCAATGCGCTATACATGGTGTGGTGTTCACTCTTCTTTGATTCCTGGACCATGGAATCTGACGTGGTAGAATCGGATGCACCTAGATCAACTGTCAATTTAGCTGCTTCTTGTTCCATTATCACCTCCAGTGCCTTAGCTACACTCATACTTGTGTCACCTAGGCTGTTAACTTCTTCTAGTACGTCACCGTACCGATGTTTCAAAATCTGTTTTTGCTGGAGTGTCAAATGTTGCCATAAGTCATTCAATCTGAAGCCGGCTTCAACCTGCTCGTTCCATTTGGTTACCAAATTGTTAATATGTTTTGTTATTTTCCCGAACGTGCCGTCGAATGACACTTTCAATTTCAAACCACAATCCATTACTATCACCCTAAAAACCACACCTTCCATTGTCATGCACTCTAAAATCTGGTCACTGCCATGCTCTTGCCAGGTGTATGTTAATGTTTGATTGACGTATAAGGCCTGAACATAATCCGCCAATAGACCCGTCATAACTGGGTAATTCAAACACATCTCACATTCCACATTTTGTGGTGATTTAGTTAACTTCTGCAATTCCAAGTCTATGGAAGTCGATGTGATCGTGTCCAGATCATCCAAAGTTTCAGGGGCGTCCACGAATACTTCGTCGTCTTGTTCGATTATGAATTCTTTGAAGCACTGTAACACAAAAGTTTGCAACTCCGGTGTTAATTTTCTCCTCCAACATTCTAGATTTCCATCACTAATAAAATTTTCTGAAATGAAATTCGACATTTCAGACACGTAAGCGTCTTCCATTTTCGTTTTTGCTAACATGGACATTACTCTATTGCTATATTCTATGTTGATTCTCACTCCATTATTTGACAATTTGAACGCTATCCACCCGGTTATTGTTTTTGCGACCACTGACTCGCCAACTATATTCCACGTAAATCCTGGGATGGTTTCTTTTTTCCCAGCGTCCATTATTTGCTCCAAATTGTACCCATACCAATTTACTGGGTTATCTGCCGTAGTTGTTAATAAGTAATTAATTTCTTTAGTTGTGGGTCGTCGATTAATTGTCCACCGCACTGGTGTCTCATTGTTTTCAAAGTTTAACCCAGATGTCACAATGGGACTAACATCAAGATCTGCCAATCTCAATCCTAAACTTGAAGGTTGGAGAGTGGTCAGTTTGTCCTCTAAGTCCTCATCCCTTGCTCCTCCCGTTATGGTGGTGACAGTGTTTCCTTTCAAAATGTCTTTGAGTGTTGCTCTGTTGCTCAACCCTATGGTGCACCAAACCAGCTTTTTCCTGGCCCGGGTTGCTGCGGACACACAATACGCTTTGTTCATCCAAATTGTGGAATGTCGACTGCCAGTGTTCCACTGTATTATCAGCACTGTGTCTGCTTCGCAAGACTGGTATGAGTGTACTGTTTCGACTGTAATACCAATAAATCGTTTTAGCCGTACTTTCGCCTGCTTGTAAAACGTCAAAACGACGTCCGGTCTGTGGGTCTTAACGAGAGTCTCAATCAGTTCTTCATCGAAACTATCATACCGGACAAATTCAACTATGGTGTCGGTTTCTTTTAATGAAGTGATTTTGTAACCGGCATTTGTTAACAAGTTAGCTAGTGTTTGTCCAAATCTATAGGTCACGTCAAGAGTAGTAATATTGGGTGGTCGTATTAGAGTTGTTACTGGCTCAAGGTATCTTGTTCCACCTAATATAGCACTATCTATTAGACCTACTTGATTTTGGTCGCCAAACAATATTAGTCGCTCTATGGTTGGTGGTAATATTAAAGCCAAGTCCAACCAGTTGAACATTGTTGCTTCGTCCACTAACAGTGTTTTACACTCTCTTGGTTGTGTTAGTAATTTCTCGTACGTCATTATTCTGGATCTATATTGCGGTGCACGTCTTCTGATCGTATCAACGGCAATTCGTGTTCGGGCCACTGCCACCGTGTCGTTATCTAGCTGTTCTATTAATTTAGTTGTTTTCCCACTTCCGCCGGGACCCAGTACTGCCGCACTGCGTGACAACACTCGTTGCATTAACTCCTTAGTCACTGTTTTACGCTGTAGTGCCATTAATAGAATCAGTTTGCTTTTGAACGACGTCTTGGGTATATTCAACGTTATCACTGGACGTATGCTAGTTACGGAGGGCGGAGTCTCCAATGTCACTGTGCCGTCGATCACTGACACATAACTTGCATGGTACCCAGCTCTTGTGGTGACAGACACCAAGTCCCCAGTTTTAAGTTTGTGATCTGTCATTAGCACCTTCAATCTACCATCTGACAGCACCTTAGTTTTAACCAGGTTGGTCTCCCAAGATTCCTTTTGAAAGTGAGACAAATTGTTTGCTTCATGTACAATTTTTTGCAGTTCTGCACAAGTTTCTGTCACCAAATCCTTAATTGCCTCGTTTGCCACGGAATCTTGGAATTTGTGTACGTCATACACTTCAGTTGACAAAGTGTGTCTTGCCTCCAGCGTCACCATACTAGTCAATTTTTCTACCATTTCCATAAATTGGTCTTTAATTTGGAAACAAAAGAAACCGCTATGGATCTCATGTATGTGCTCTGTATTATTGGTTAACCACCTTGCGTTGTCTTTCTGTATTAATTTCAAGTCACAAAATTTTACTTTGCTTGATTTGCACTCTATCATATTTCTTTTAATCAGCTCAATTGCCATGTACAGCCTATTGAGCAATGGTGACGTCATCCACTCAAATGGTATATCCCATTTCATGCTTAATTTTTGGATTTGCTTGGCATCTCCACAACCCTCGAAAATCGGGAAAGTGTCACACAATCCTTTTTGGAGAACATTTGCTGGTTCCCAATGTAGTTCCATTGCGTTGTCAACAGTGGTGCTTCGAATTACAATGAAATTGTCACTCATGGCATCAATTTTATGCACTACGCTGTTACCTGGGGTTATTACCACACTATTTCTACCTAAACTCGTCAAATAATTCGTCAAATCCTCATTAGTGAACCAATCCTTCTTTTTGGCTAGTCGTCGTAAATCATGTATGTTGACTTCATCCCCTAGTATTCTCTTTAAAGCATAGTATCCACAGAGACCATCACCTTTTGTTTTAGCTACCGAAATAGTCTCAATTAAGTCGGTTGATATTACACTTGTTCCCATAGGACAAAACCTAAACTCACTCACCCCTACCAAGTTCAATGGGTTGAAGTCGGGTAGTCTTAAAATACCCACTCTAAAACATTCGTTCCATCCATAACGCACAATGGCCGCATATTCCGTTGAAGCAATTCGAGATAAGTCATTTGTTACTTGTGACTCTAGGGTCAAAGGTGTGGTGTGCAATGGTATGCGAGGTATTCCTTCGTCAGTGGCGATGTGTTGCTGGTCATCCAAGTCACGCTCGTGGGTTGCATTATTTACGTTAGCATTTGTGTCTCCATCGTTCTGATCATTGACATCACCTTGCTCCGTAGCGTGTGGGTTGATGTACATTCGTCGCCATTGCTCTATAAAATTAATCACTGGTTCGGTGTTGACGTTCGTCATGCCAATTGCTGCATTGGGTTGGTCATGTGCTACTATCTCTGGCTCAGGAATGCTGTTGGCAACTGGCTGAGTTACAGCTGGCGGAACTGTGACAGGGGTGGATCTGGCTCTCGCCTTACGCCCTAGGTTGCTCTGGGTTTCAACGCTCTGGGTTTCAATAAGTGGTGGCTGATGCGCAGAGTTGTGCTTTTCTACGAACATTATGCAATTTTGGCATCTGATAGCGTCTCCTTTTACTCCGCAGCATTCGCAATTTTCTGCTGCATCGTCCGTTTTTCCATGGTACTTTGACCCTAAACAAGGGTGGTTGCACCTATGTTTGCATTCTGTTGCTTTGCAACACGGACAAAATGTTGCGTCGTCAATACACTCTGCAATTCCACAGCATTGGCAAGCATTGATGAGAGGGGCAATGTGATCGCAAGTCAATTTGTGGTGTTTGCATAGGTAAGTTGTGTTTTCATCCGCGCATGGTAGATCAATGGGGTTTCTATACTCGGTTAGGTTAGTGTCGTCTTTCGCCTTGGTCATCTCCTCCAACTCGATCCAGAAATCGTTGTCTAACCAATCGGTTATTGCTGCCGTTAATTTGCTTTTCCATCCCTCATTACCTGGTTGGAACTCTGCTAGTCTCGATTTACACCACTGCATAAACACTGATATGCAGTATTCTAAGGTACTGTGCATGAGCCCTGCTGGAATGTTCATCCCAATTTGATTTGAAGGTTCATTTAATTCCAACGCTTGCATGATCCACCCATGTTTCCTTCTTGTGGCTATCACTGCCAACATAGCGTGCACTCTTACATCACTGGCGGTTAAATGTCTATTATGATATGTACCTGCTGCAGTGGTGTATTTCATGTGAGCAAATGCCAACCCAAACTCCACCATCTTTTCAAAGGATAATTTATTAGTTAGATTTCTGGAATACAATGCATGGTACAGGTTTACATCAATGTTGACCCGTTGATCTACTAAAATTGGCATACTGGTTGGTGCCAGCCAGCTATCTTGGGATAGCAATGGGATAGTCAATTCTATGAAATTGTGTTTTAATTTAACCACCTGATTGAATTTAATATCAGCTGCGCAAGTTTCATTGATGGTTGCTATTCGCAATATGTGATTCCCAATAGTCATGTATGTTTTGATAGTGAGTACATCATCGCCTACCCAAATTACGTCTGCCGTTGACCACATTTTGGTCAAATACCAGCTGTTCATGTAAGGTCTGTCATCACCTGCAAGTGATGTCACCAATACACTACCATCCTTATACCACTCACCTTGGTTGAAATACAGACTTCCATACATTTCCGTGAAATTTATGGCTGCCGTGCTCAAGCAATACAGCAAGTGTTTGGCTTTCCTCTTCATCATAAATTGCACAACATCCTGTGCTGAGATGTCATACAAGCTGTCAATAGCCACCATCAATGGTTCATCTGGGATGTCGCAAGTACATGTTTTGATCGTGTGCCCACACACGTTAGTCGGCAATGGCTTGACACCGTATCTTTCTTGATCCCTCCAGTCCAAACATGGCCCTATTCCTTTCCACTTCGGGCACATCACTGTATCCCGATTGCGCCGCGTTCCTATGTCAACTACAGTTTGATCAGAGCCCGCACGTTCTACAAAATTGTACCAGGCCATTCTTCGCTCAGAAGCTAACATGGCATGTGGATTGGGTGTGGTCCTGCTCACAACGATTGTGAAAGACAAATTGTTTGTTTGCAAATACCTCAGCTGTGCATCTGTCATACCGTTACTGACATATACCACTTTATATATCCGGCGTGACATTGCTGACCTCATGTTCTTCATGTCTTGTTCTATGAGTGTATTAAGCGTTGCAGCTGAGTAGTCTGGTGCACCGTCTGTATTGTTAGTGACCTGCAGTTGTTGAGTTTCAATGGCTCCCACTCTGATTTGGGTGGTGTCATCRATTTTCAAACTATTGTTATTTACACTATCCGGCAGCATTTCTGTGCAGTCAAGTGCATGAAAGCATATGCCGCAGTGTTGCCCATGTACACCTGTCTGTTCGTCTTCCAACCATACAAAATTCAATGTGTTGCAGGCTGCACACAACCAGACCGCTTTTGGTTTGGCCATTTCCATGGCACGTACTTTATATTTGTTCCTGAACTTTTCTATGTGCGGCGTCATGTCAGGATTCAACCTGGCAGATTTTGCATTCATCTCAGCAAGGGATCCTCCATGCCGTCCTATTATTCTCAATATTAAATCTAATGCCACTAGATCTTTATTTGCATCTTCTTTAAATGGACAAATGTCATCTGGCAATTTGTTGGAATAATAATCTCTCATATTTGGTCCCCAGAACGGTTCTTCATTTTGAAGATGGGAATTTCTGGCTACCATCTTGTTCGTCAACTTATTGGCCGCGATGTGACAGACTCCTTCTTGATATAATAAGATGAAATTTCGCATTGTGGCAGTATCTATGTGATTTAAATCAGGTACCAAGCACTCAGGCCCAAATTGGATAAATTCTCTGTGTTCATCTTTTCTACAGGCCATGGTGCATGGTACGATTTGTTTGTTTTCGCCTAATTTTATTTTAACTTGGCTATTTCTAAAGATCTTCCTCAGTGAATAGCTAGTCTTGTGTTTCTCTTGCTTCGACAAGGGAGTAAGGCTTCTCCCTTGGCGAAGTGTGTGTGGGCGTGAACCGCCCATTGGTTGCAGTTTGCTGTGTACTGCTTTGTACAAGCTGCAGACCTTAGGCATTTTTAAAAATGTC